AGCGTCGCCCCCAGATTTTTGCCGAGATAGTAAAAATACTCTCCCATAATGGCTTCATTGACCTCTCGGACAGGGTAGGAGTGCCGATTGTTAAAGATTGCGGAAATAGTATCCGCTGTCCTCTCCGTAGTCCATCATAATATCCCTAGCCGTACCCTCCCAGTCGATATTAACATAGGCGGGTAAATCTTTAGGAATATCTCCTGTATCTTCAAGCAGTTGTTGGGTAAAATCTTCGTCAGATTCATATTTACCCTGATATGCTTCCTCTGCTCCTTCAGCCGTTGCGTATTCCTCGCCCACTAGGTCGATATACGCCTGATTGACTTCCTCGTCTAGCGAGTTTTTTTCGCTCATCTGTTCTGCTTTGCTTTTTACTTCTGTCATTTTTTCCCTCTCCGCCAAAAGTAAATAATACTTTTAGCTGATTATTTTTATAAGGGTTTGATACCCTAACAACTAGGAGATAGGTTTGATTGTTATAATTTGGCTAGTCCTAATCAAGGGACTACGACTAGCCCCCTTGATAGTTAGTCGATGACTGAATAGATTTTATAGGTTGTTTTTGGCTTGAATACCGCCTTTAGATGTCTGATGGCATACATAGCGGATAGCTTATCGGTTTTGCCCTGGCTGGTATGAAACCAGTAATTTGCCGACCAACTACCCCACTTGATATATTCGCCCTCGTCATCGGATTTGGTGTATTCTGGCTCGAACTCAAAGCGACTTTTTGCCCCACCGTCCCACCAACCGATAATCGGTTGTTCGGTTTCGATTATGATTTTCATAATAGTTTTTGATTAGTCCTATCTCCTAGTTGTCAAAATACCACTTATCCCCATCGCAAGGTAAGTGTATCACACTATATTTATTGTGTCAACCATAACTTGCAAAGATTTTTTCAACCTGATAGATTTGACAGATTGGTCGTTTCGTGTTATAATGCACAAAGTTATCCCCACCGACTAGCAGATATTTTGCTCAAGTTTATAAAGTTAAATCATGTCCGTCTGCAGCTTATAAAGTTGCATCCAGTCCGTCTGTGGCTGCATATAAGAAAAAAGAGCCACGCGGCGTTTGAGCGGGGATAAGAGGTAAGATTTCATCCTATGTCCGATACACCAACTATCACACAACCAGACAACCCAGTATCCGGGGAACCAGTAAGGGAGCCATCGGAGTTAAGCGGGGGGTATATTAAGTCCGCTCCCCTCTTTTTGCAGAACTATATTAAGGCCTACGGGGTGCTTTCGTGGGCGGCTGAATTAACGGGAATATCCGCTCAGACAGCGTATAATTGGAAAAACAAGTACCCAGAGTTTGATGCAGATTTGAAGGCCCTAGATGCCGAAGTAGCCGATCAGGTGGAGCGGCTTATGATAGAGAAGGACTTGAGTGCGGAAGCCAATTTTCAGGCGCGCAAGTTTTGGCTCGCTAGGCGTAATCAGAAGTACAAGGTAGAAGCTGAACCGTTGGGAGACGGCAAGGGTGAGGGGATAAGGATATTCCTACCGCCACAGGACTAAAGGCCATCCACAGCCCCTAGAACGCACGATAGACACCGGGGTGGTAGTTCCCATCCCTCAAGCTGTGAACCGCCTAGAGGGGCTTGTAGGGGTTCTACAGTGCGTCAGGAGCGATTTTGGGGGGTTGAGGTATAATATAGGTATGCGACAACCCATAGACGGCGATCAACACATCGATAGGTATATTTGGGCGATATTTAGGTACTGGGGGTGGGACAGAAGTATGTGTCAGTTATGCGGCCATAGGGGGATTACCGAACTTCACCATACCAAGTATGACGGCTGTACTCTGTATGACATTAGGATAGTGTGTAGGTCGTGTAATCGTTTAAGTGTTAATTGTGGATTGGCGTAGGTGGCACTTGACAAAGCCCTATAAATATGTTATACTGAATAGGTGGGGTATGTGTTGGGAGGGGTATTTAATAATCTAGGAGCGGATTATATGGTAATCGGTTGACCGGCGGCCCCATATATCCCGAACGTTCCATCTGGCGGTTTTTTATGTATGTCCCCCCAAAACCTCCCTTCCTTCCCCTCTTCCTACCCATACCCCGAATCCTCCCTATTTCACTAATATCGGTCTAAAAAATTAAAAAAGACAAAAAACTCGAAAAAATAGACAAACATAGATTGACGCCCCTAGACACTTGACAAAATAAGTTATTTATGTTGTAGTAGAGTATATACCCCCTTAAGTACCTAACTCCGTATTGATTAGTCGGAAAAAATAAAAAATCAGAAAAACCAATGAGAAAAATCAATGCCAGAACAGATAATTCTATTTAGGGGTACACGACCAACCGTTCCGAACCAGCGTGAGTTTTACTATGACCCAGAAACTGAAAAACTCTCCACCGTAGACAATGGTGGCGAATGGATAGAGCGAGAAATAAATACGACTGCTGTCGTAGAGGCAATGAAAGGGGTGGCGGGAGGATTAGCTACTTTAGATGGGTCCGCCACGATTCCTATCGCACAAATCCCGGACGGAGTAGGCAACCCTACCGAATCTCACATTATTTTAATATCAGAACTGACAGTTATATAAACTAATAAAGGAAATCTTATGGCAGCTTCAGCTTGGTCATTCACAGATGTTGGTAGGACAAAGTTGGTCGATGGCACTTTTGACATTGACACTGACACTTTCAAGATGGCTCTGCATACCAGCGGATCTAATATCGGGGCGGCAAGCACCACTTGGGCGGCGGTAACTGCTGAACACGGGACAACCAACACCGGCTATACGGCTGGTGGGGCGGCGGTTACCCTAACCCTAGCGGGGACTACTACAGTTACGGTGGATATTGGCACCGACCCAGTATGGACGGCGGGCAGTGCGGGTATTGCGGCTCGTTTCGCAGTCATCTACGAGGTAGCGGGAGATGTGTTGTGTTATTCCCTGTTAGATACTACGCCTGCGGATGTGAGTGCAACCGAAGGGAACACCCTGACAGTGGCGGCTCATACCAATGGGGTTTTTACTCTGGCTTAATACCTAAATGGCAGTTGCCTTCGAGTCAGTTGGTGCTCTCGCGGCAGCGGCGGGCACGGGTGGCGGAGCTACCGCTTTAACTATCACTGCTCCGGCGTGTGCCGCTGACGATATTCTCATTGCTGTTATTTTAAGCAAGAGTAATACCACCATCAGTCCCCCTGATGGGACTTGGACTTCGGTGGTGGCGGTGAACAACACCTCCGTCCAAAGATGCTCGATTTGGTGGAAAAAAGCCATTGCTTCCAACGGGAGTTTTATCTTTACTCGTGCATCGGAGGGTATTAACTGGTATGGAGTTATCTCTGCGTGGCGGGGAGCGAATACAGCCAGCCCGATAGATGCCACTTCCCCTTCAACCAGTCCCAACGCCTCCAGTGACACGGTTACCTATGCCACCTTCGACCCTGCTGGAACGACTGGGATAGTTATTGCTATCGGGGTCTACAATGAGGACAACACCACCGCAGGGTCAATCAGCGGGACTAACCCTGCCCTTGTAAACAGGTGGGATTTGGAGTCGGGAACTGGTGCAGACGGTTCGATCTTTGGTTATGAGGGAAGTTCGGATGGGACGGCGACTGGAGCGAGGTCGCATACCACCACTTCAGCGGCGGATGCGATTAACATTGGTGTTCTGTTCGGAATGAAACCCGCAGTGGATACCACGGTTACCCCACCGACAGGGAGTGTTTCAACCACCTCCTACTCTCCAACCATTGCAGTATCCAATAACCAGTTGGTCACCGTTCCAGTCAAGGCATTAGCTACTGCAACTTTCATCGCCTCCATCATTCTGGGGACGGTGATAGTCCCGTCAACCTCGGCTCTTGCATCCACGACTTATGCTCCGACCATAACGGTAGGAGGTGCGGGTGAGACAGTCACCCCACCAACCCTCTCTCTAATTCTGTCCGAGTTCGTCCCCACCATCACCATTACCGAAAATGTCTTGGTGACGGTTCCAGTTAGCGGGTTGACGGCGACATCTTTCATTCCAGTCATCTCGGTATCGGACAACAAGATAGTCGTTCCCACCGTTTTACCTCTAGGGTTGATAACTGACATCCCATCCATCGTATTGGGGACTGTTATCACTCCTGATATAGGGATAGTGGGACTGACCTCCTACATCCCGACTATCACGGTGGTTGGGAATACGAATGTCATCCCCCCGACTGCTGACCTGTCCCTGACTATCTTTGCCCCCGAAGTGGATGTACTGTATTACACTCTCTGCGGTATCCCCTTTCTCTATACTTCCGCCAACTGGGGAACAGCAGATTTCTATCTTGAAGTGTATATGCGGGCGACTGCAGGAACCGTGTATGCTCAACTCTATGATTTGACGAGCGAGGGTTCTGCAATGCAGGTATCTACCAATGAGACGAGTTTTACTCTAGTCCGCTCTGGGGCCATTACTCTAACCAATGGACATACCTACAGATTGCGAGTGGGGAAGGTGGATACGGACGCAGGAGAGATAGTGGGAGGTAAATTGGTTATTTATTAAATTGACTTTCTCTGGTTTTTGTGGTATAATAAAATTAGAAGGGGGAATATGAAAAATAAGTTAGACGAAGCTAGGGTCCACATTATTGTCAGCAGGATAATCGCTGAAGCTCTCTTAACAAATCCGGTGGTTGAGATTAAGGGATTTGGGGTTTGGCGGGTACTGACGGCCCCGGCCAGAGATTATAAATTGCCCAGTGGCGAGATTAGGCGGGTGCCACCTAAACGACAGGTAAGATTTAGGCCAAGCATTGTTCTGAAGCGACTCATTAAGCAGGAAGCTCCAACATGAAACTCACCAAAGTTCTCGCCGGAGCATTGATGCTATTGGGTTGGCAAGTCCGCCATAGTGCATTGGGGTACTTTATTATGCCAGAAGAACTGATTAGGAGAATAATTGAACTTGAGCAAAAAGTTCAAGATTTGCGCCGAGAAACTTGACCTACTTGACAAAAGTTAAAAAAAGTGGTATAATTAAGATAGAGGGTAGTAATCAACCGGGGGGATAATATGGGGACGAAAAAGGGGGACAACAAGCGGGACAACAAGCGGGACACAAAAGTTAAGAATCAGAAGCGTAGGGAAGTGTTAAGGGGTGTGCGACAAAAGATTCCCAAGTTCAATGGTTTTACTGAACGGGAATTAAAAAGACCCTACGGGCTGTTCACTTTCAGGCCACGAGCAAAGGCGAACGAAGTGGCTATGACGGGGGAATGGACGAAGGTTCAAGTAAAGATGGGGCTGACCATTGACTTGGCCGGGGCTTTGGATACAGCTAACTGGACACAGATAATCAATTACGCTGCGGCAAGACGATTCAAGGAGGCAACTCATGCTCAAGTTGCAAGAAATTAGAGTGGTGGTCACCCAAGAGGACGACTCGTCCGATACCTACCATGTTATGCAGAAAGATGTCGGGGGAGTTAATCTGAAACCAGACGAGGCCAAGTTGCTGAAACGGCTGATGATGAAACTAGGTATAGGGGCATCAATTTTGGGGGATTTTGATGAAGAAGAATGATATAGACAAGTGGAGACCAATAATCCAGCGATGGATTCGCAGGTGGAGGCCGAAACTATATCTCCAGGACTGGAGTATATATCTAGAGTTTGGAGCTAGTGATAACCGGAGTAGCTTCTATGCGGCCACCACCTCTTTTGACACGACATATCATCGGGCAACTATTACGGTTCTACCAGAATTTTTTACACATGACCAGGGATCTCGGGAGCGGTATATCCTGCACGAATTATTGCATATTGCCCTGGCCGACCTTACGCATGTCGCCGAACATCGGTGGCGAACTGAAGCGGAATTTACAAGTATCCTAGAGACCACAGTAGAAAGATTTGTAAAAAGTATTGGAGATTTGGAAACCACACCCAGGTCCCCAGACGAAGTTTCATAAAAGTTCGGCTTACGAGGTTTTTTATGGCGGAGCATTAGGCGGGGGGAAGAGCGACTCATTATTGGTTGAAGCTCTCCGCCAGATCGATAAGCCAAAATACAGAGCCCTACTCCTGCGTAGGACGTTTCCTGAATTGGAGATGTCTTTAATTCGCAGGTCTCACGAACTATATCCTTCGCTCGGGGGCGATTATAATTCAACCAAGCATACTTGGACTTTTCCATCTGGGGCAATTATTCAATTTGGTTATTGTGCCACCGACGAGGACGTATATAAATTTCAGTGCTTTCACCCCGATACGGAAATTCTGACTAAAGATGGTTTTGTTCCTGTTGCGCAGGTGCGAATAGGACAGCCGGTTGCAACACTGAATCCCGATACTCGCATGATGGAGTATCAACCAGCCACTAGGGTTTGGGCTTATGATTTTGATGGTCAGTTGATAACTGCACATCAACAGAACGGGGTGTCGTTTGCCGTAACGCCCAACCATGAAATGCTCATTACTACGGTTCGCAAACCACATTCTTTTAGGCGGGTTGAAGCACGGTTTCTGCCCTCTACGGCTCAATTTCCTCAAACTAGCGGTTGGCGCGGGGTACCACCCAAGAAAAAAACAATAGAGTTCCGGGGTGGTAGCGGTAATACGCATAACTATGTTTTTAATTTAGATGATTGGTTAGAGTTTCTGGGGTGGTATATTTCAGAAGGATGTGTGGATATTAACAACGGGCGATGGATGATTAACATCGCTCAACAGAAAAAGCGTGGTCGGCGACTGGTTAAGAATGTCCTGAACCGCTTAGGGGTAAACTATTGGATAAATGATACTGGGTTTTCATTCGCGTCTATTCATATAGCCAGGTGGTTGGCGCGACTGGGTAAGAGCCATGACAAATATATCCCTCGCGAATACTTAAACCTACCCCCAGAATACCTCGAACTTCTTTTCAACGCTCTGATAGAAGGAGACGGCACATGGCACCGATATGCCGAAAGGGCAGTGTATGTAACCAATTCTCCCCACCTAAAAGATGATATCTATGAGTTGGGGATTAAGCTGGGTTATCGCCCATCGTGTAGTTTGCAAAACGAGGGGGAGTTTGCGGGGAGGTACCACATAGGACTTTGGCGGAAACCCCACGATACCGCCTGTCGTGCCACTACCGTACAAGCGCATAAGGGCAGGGTGCATTGTGTGACGGTGGAACCCTATCACAGTATTTTAATACGTTATCGGAATCGGGTGATGTGGACAGGACAGTCCTCGGAATTTGCTTATATCGGCTTTGATGAAGCGAGTCATTTTACCCCATTCCAGTATCAATATCTCCTGACTCGTAATCGTACTCCCGATAAGTTAATCAAGAAGTATGTTCGAGCCGCCAGCAACCCTGGCAATGTTGGGCACGACTTTTTGAAAAAGCGGTTTATTGATGGCAAAGAACCTTTCAGTGTCTATACTGACCAACCCAGTGGTCTGACTCGTCAATTTATCCCCGCCAAACTGAAGGATAACCTGACGATGATGCAGAATGACCCCGACTACGTCAAGCGTCTGGAGAATATGCCACCCAATAAGAAGAAGGCACTTCTGGACGGGAATTGGGATGTATTCGAGGGACAGTTTTTTGAGGATTGGCACCCGGAAATCCATGTTATTCATCCTTTTGATATTCCCAATGACTGGGTAAGGTTTAGGGCGATTGATTATGGCAGAACCGCACCATTAGCATGTCTTTGGTTCGCGGTTGACCTAGACAAGAATTTAATCGTTTACAAAGAATACTACCCCCCAGAACCAGACAGTCAACTGGTTTCCAGAACCGCCGAAGAACACGCCAAAGCCGTCATAGAAATGTCCGATGGTTTGGAGAAGTATTCGGTAATCGGCAAGGATGCTTTCAATAAATCAGCTGGAGCGGAATCACCGGCGGACATTATGCGTAGGTCTGGTCTTATATGCACTCCGGCCAATTCCGACAGGATGACTGGCTGGAGCGTAGTGAAGGAATACCTACACTGGCAGAAAGATAATCGGGGAGAGTTTATCGTTGAACCCAAGATTAAGTTCTTTGCTAATTGTTACAACTTGATTAGAACGCTTCCGAACCAAATCTATGCCACCGATATAGGCATGGGACAAGAGTTTGGAGGGAAGTTCAAAGAGGATTTAGACGCTAGAGGAGAAGACCATGCCGTAGACGCTTTACGGTTTGGAGTGATGTCTCGCCGATTTCCCAATAAAGCCGAGAAGAGTAGGCAAACAGAAAAAATCAAAAGCATGGATGAGGATTTTGAATATTCATCAACTACTTACTAGATGACAACAAAAGTGGATGGGGTTGAGGTAATCGTTTCAGAGAATGCCTACCAACCCACAACAGAAGAACTAGATCGCAGTAGAACCATTTGGTCGGCTTTCGCATTGGCCGAATCTGACCGAGACCAACGGTTCCCGCATTTTAATAATCGAACTCTGCGGAAACTGATTGATGACTCGCAAAAGAGATTTAATCTCTATCAGCGTGCCCGTCGCAATACAGAAGATTGGCAAGCCAAGGTGGTTACTTCTGTGCCGAGAAATAAGGTGATGGCTTTTCTGTCCCGCTTATCCGCCAAGAGAACTAAAATAGAGTTCTTCGCCGAGGATAGCGTAGAGAAAGTTAGAACTAAAATTATCCAAGCTCTTTACGATGTCTCCAAAGAAAAAGAGAAATATTCGATGCCAGAGTTTAATCAGATGCTGGCGGCTATTGTTAAGGGGACGGTGGTGGTCTTTGAGGGATATAAGAATGTTCCATGGAATAATTGGAATGATGTTTACTCGGAAATTGTCAAGCTAGAGGACTTTTATCCGGGCGATCTAAGAAAGCAAAACATTCAGGAGATGGCACACTGTTTCTGGACGACTTATCCCAAGTGGTCGGTATTCAAGCAAGAATTCCCAGAGGGCAAGTTTCCCAACGCCAAATATGTCTTACCAGGTGCACTAGTTAAGGAATCGACTTTCTATACTCAATTCAGCAATGGGAGGGCGGGTGACGATGAAGTCCAGGTGATTAGGTGGTTTAACAAGGCTACTGATACATTTGATATTTTAGCGAATGGTGTATTACTAACCAGAGCTGGTACAAAACTACCCTTTCGCAGGAATGTTAAGAAGGGCAGGGGACTTCCTTTCTGGGCGTATAGGTTTGAACCATTAGCCGAAGACTTCTTTTATGGTAATCCGCTTCCGAATAAACTGAAGGGCGAGAGCGATGCCTTTGACACACTTCTTAGAATGAGCCTCGACCAGCAGTTCTTGGCTATTCATCCTCCCATTTTGTCTAATATGTTATCAGAGATAGAGGATGAGCTAATGGTGCCAGGTAGGCGTATCCCAGTTTCTGGTGATTTGAGCCAGACCAGAGAGCTTCGGATATCCTCTCCAGATTCTTCGGCATTTAAGATGATGGGAATGCTTGCTCAAGGAATGAACCTGGCCTCTGCCGATGATGTGACACAGGGGATTTCTGGCGTGGGCAATACCAAAACTGCCACCGAAGTAGAACGGGCTCGCGAAGGGTCTCTGGAAAATATGTCCTTATTCTTGGCATTCCAAGAGGCGGGAGTTGAGAATGGGGCCATGCTTAGAGTATCTAACATTTTAGATAACTATACTAAACCGATTGGGATTGAAAACGGGAAGGCGATATATCGCAAGTTGCGAGTCGATAATATGCCATATATGTTATCTCAAGGGACGGGCACGGTCGTGATTGAGTTTACTGAAAAACTGCCACGGGTATCGATGCCGCCAGAAGTCAAACAGAAGTTAAAAGAAAAATATGGGGATGTGGTGGATAAAATTGTTGTCCAGCCCGACCCAGCCTCGGGGACAGAAAGAATATTGTTGACTCCTGAAGCTCTAGAGGATTTTGAAGTGGGAGTACGGGCCATAGCCAATTCATCAGTCAGAACCTCCAAGGCAACTGAGCGCAATGAAGAAGCAACTTTCCAGCAACTGTATTTAACTCTCTATCCCGAACTAGCCGATAAAGACAAAATGTCTAAAAAACTAGCGGAGAAATTCAACCGCTCTCATGAAGATTATGCCAAAGAGGGAGCCGTAGCGACCCCTGGAGCCCCCGAAGCCATGATGGGCGGTGGCCAAGCAATGGGAGAGGGCGTACCAGCAATGTTAAATGCCCGTAAGTCCCTAGGAGTTTAAATGGATACTATAAAAAAGACAGAAGTCAGTGTCGAGTTCCTAAAATACATCTGGCGTACACCAGGTGTCAAAGAATACTTACAAGAAATTATTGGTGGATTTGAGCGAATGATATTGAAACTCTCCCATCCCAATTACAGAGAGTTCAATACTAGGGAAATATATTCCCTACACGGCAAAGTTGACCTTCTACGGAGACAACTTACGACGGCGGAAGCTATTTGTACCGACAAACCAAAGGTTAAGAAACTAAAACCAGAATAGTTATACCCCAGATTTCTTCCCATCTCTCACGGGCACTGGTGGTGCCCAGGTCCCACGGGACAAATAAAAAAACTTAGGAGGCGGGAAGCCACCTGTGGTATATCAATAACTCTCCCCGCAGACCCCAACTGCGTTATAAAGGGAGTATAAACGGAGGTAGTTATGAGTATCGAAGAGACACAAGAGCAGACCGAGCAGTCTGACTCAAAAGTTGCTCAAGGCGAAACACCCGAAGAGACAAAAGCTCGCCTCGAAGGTGAAGTAGCGGAACTTGAGCGAAAAAAGGCTGGTCTGGAAGAAGACAGCAAGCGTTTACTCGGAGATGTGGTGAAAGCCCGCAAAGAGAGACGCAGTTTAGTTTCCGACGAGGATATTAACCCCAAGTCGCCCGCATCGCCCATCGGCGACCCGCAAGCGATAGAAGAGGTTAAAGAACTTCGTCAGAAAGTAGATGCTATTGAAGCCAGTACCAAGTTGCAGATTAAATCTGCAGAGAGCGAAGCACTTGCCGAGATTTACCGTCGGCATCCTGAACTGTCGCCCGAAAACGACACGGATAACACCCAGTGGTCGGATGTTAAATACCATCTGGCCCGTCTAGGTGTCAGGCGTGGCACCACGAAGGACGCTTTAATAGCTGACTTCGAGGATGCTTATTTGTTGGCCAACAAGGATACTGTTCTAAAAGACAGGGAACTCGCTGGTCGCAGACAGGCTTCGGTTGAACAGGTGGATGTGGGCGGGACATCAACTTCGATGTCAACTGGCGAGGACAAGGAAACGCTGACTATGGACGAAAAAGCCCTAGCTCATAAAATGTTTCCCGAAATGACTCACGAGAAGGCGGAGGAGTTGTATCTCAACGGAAAGTTGCGTCGCCAAGGCAAAATATAACAAGATAAATCTACACTACTATGGCAGGCTTTGGCTTGAAATACAACAAGCTCGGTCTTAACCCTGCGGTTACCGAGCGTGTTACTATCACCAATAGCGCTGATATGTATGTAGGTTCTGCTGTTAAGGTAGTTTCAGGGTTCGCTGATGAGCAGGACTCTGGTGGTGCTGATGTTTATGGCATCGTTGCGGCTATCGTTAACAAGGATGGTATACCTCTGGACAAATTAACATCGACTACAGATTTCGATGGTACTTACACGGCCGGAGGGGTTGGAGTTGGTCGCTATCAAGCGACTTCCGATAACCAGACCGATAAGCAAATTGCGGTAGATATTTACGTTCAATACGGCAATGTCTACAATAACTCGACTGATGGTACTTTCGGTACCACTTCGGGAGCCAATTTGAAAGGAAACTATACCGACTTGGTTGACGATACTCAAATTGATGAAAACAACAACAGTGCTGCCGTTACTACTAAGGCTACTTTCATGATTCACGGAGCTGACCCAGATGATTCGTCGAAGGGTCTTTACGAAATCGTGGAACGGGCTGACAACGGCTAAACTAGGATAATACAATGGCAAATATGACTCGCGGCAACTGGGCCGAGGCCATAGCCCCTGGTTTGGTCGAGTACGCGTACAATCAATACAACGAGTATGCTCCTTTGTATCCTCGGATTACGCGCGTAATGGACACAGACAGGGCCTATGACGAGGTAGTCAATGCAGCTGGTCTCGGCGATTATGCGGAGGAATCGGAAGGTTCCGCCACCGCCAAAGACGCAATGCTGGAGGGCTACAAGACTCGGTACACAGCGCTTAAATTCCGCAAGGGTGTTAACGTCACCCGCGAACTGAATGACGACGGACAGTACGGTTCTATGAACGACTGGGTTCGCGAAGGTATCTCGCGTAGAGCGAGAACCAGCGAGGAGAAGATTGCAACGTCCATGTGGCGGAGTGGCTTCTCCACTGCTTACACTAGTTATGGCGATGCGAAGCCTTTGTTCTCAACCCTCCATCCTCGCAAGGATGGCGGTAGCGTACAAAGCAATGCATCTTCTACTGGTATTACTCTGACTGAAGTTAATCTGGAAACTGCTTTCTTGGCATTTGAAAAAGTGCTGGATGAGCGGGGACAGATTGTGGATGTTGTGGGTGATGGCACGCGAGAGGGATTGATAAAGTTAATCGTTCCTATCGACTTGCGTAAGGAGGCGATGATTATCACTGGTTCCACACTTCGGTCTGGAACTGCGGATAACGACAAAAATGCTTACCTCGGCTCTTATGAGGTAGTCCCATCTCGGTACTTCGGTGCCGAAATCGGGGCGACTGGTCTAGGCGAGACAGCGGGTTCCGCAACGGTGTGGTTCTTGCAGTCTCCAGTCTTCAATAAAGTTACGGTTAAATTCCGTGACAGATTTGAAGCCTATGATGCCTATGATGAGGACACCGAAATTCTTACTATCTATGGTCGTTTTCGGATGGCTAAAGGATGGCAGGATTGGCGGGGTCAATGGGGTTCGAAGGGTGATGGGGCTGGTTACAGTTCCTAATCTTTAGGACTATTGGCTTTGGGGGTGTGCCAATGATAAAAAACACCCCCGACCAAAATAAAAAGGGGGACTTATGACAAGGCCTGAACGTATCTTGGCCGATGCTCTCAATCGGGCTGGTATTTCATATCAGTACGGGGTCGAGATTTTGGGGCGTGAGGTCGATTTCTTGGTAGGGAACTTGGTTGTGGAGGTTGATGGTAAAACATATCACTCATTAAGGGGCGATATGGCCAAAAACCGCATCCTTTTGGAAGGAGGTTACGACCTAGTTCGATTTACTGCCGATGAAGTCAGACAAGATAGGCGGGCGGTCGTAGGGACTATACAATCCATAATTAAACAAACAAATGGCTGAAAAAACAACTCACATATCTGGTTTGGGGTTGGACAATTCCAACACCACCCAGCCAGATGCAAATGGCGAACTTCGCTATGTCGCGGGTACGGGATTCCGATTCCGGCAGGAGGGCACGGTTTACACTCTGCCGACATCGAGCGGTTCCGCCACCGCCTACGATGACATCGCTGACCCAGACGCAAATGGCACGATTGCCTTCGCTGGGTATACGAATACTTGGACTTCCACACTAGATACGGGTACAGTATTCACGATTAGCAACACTGATGCCGACCTGTCTGCTGACACCATTCTGGTTGACCTGAAGTTCACTGACGATGGAGACGCCAACGGGATCTACTTCCGCTGTCTTGACAATTCTGGTGCTGATGCCAAGTTCACTATCGGTGCCAACGGTGCCACCACGATTGCTGGTGAAGCCGAGGGTACCGCAGCGTTAACCATAACCGCTGGCGATATTGTGGTCACGGATGGTGATGTGATTCTTACGGGTGGAGACCTGGCGTTAAATGGCGACAATGAGCAACTCTCGTTCGGAGCATCTGGCGTAACTGACTCCTACATCCGCTTTAGCGGAACAGACCTAGAGTTTTATGACTCTACTGTGGGTACTACGGTTACCCTTGCCCAATTAGTATCTGCCAGTCCAACTGGTGACTTCACCATCGCTGACGGTCAATTCAACTGGACCGACACAACCGATGAGAACGCAGGTGCATGGACTTTCTCCGGGACTACTACATCTGATATTACTATCGGCTCCGCGGTTACTACTGGTAAGGTGCTCGCGATTACTGCCGATGCTCTGTCTACGGGTTCAATGCTCTACCTCGACTCTGATGGTATTGGCTCAACCGGCAAATACATTGCGTGTTTTGACGGTTCTGCTAACGACTTCACGGTAGGTACTAATGGGGCTGTAGTTATTGCTGGCGTAGCGTCAACCGATGTCTTAACTATCACTGCTGGTGACCTCCAAATCACTGCTGGTGATATTGATGTTGACTTGGGGTTCATGACGATTGACAACACTGCGGACGAAGGCAATACCATTAAGCGTAACAACGCAACCGGGACTGCTGCCGTCTTGGAGATTGAGGAAACTCACGCAACTGGTGGTATTAACCTTCTGTTGGACACCAAGAACACTACTGCGGCAGAGTACAACTTAAACATGACATCGTCTGGTGCCACTCAAATCCATATCGATGCCAACGGTGCGGCTGGAGATGGTATCTTGTTTGATGCCACCGATGCCCACACCGGTCAATTCGTCAAGATTGATGCTGGTCCTTGGCTGGGTACTGCAGGCGAGGGAGCGGCTCTGGACTTCCGTTCAGACGGTGCCGCTACTGCCGAAGCTGGTCATGTTATCTACATTAAGATGCAGGGGACTGGCGCAGATGCCGCCGCTATTGAGGGTAAGGGGCTATACATTGAGGACGAAGGTGCTACTCAAGCAGGTTCGTACTTGGTGGCCCTTGACGCATTAGCCAATGGTGCCTTGCTGGTCAAGGCGGGTATTTCAACATTCAAGGGCAATGTTACTCTTGGGGTTGATGCTACTGGCGTTGACTTCAAGGCCTTCGGTGATACCACCAACAAGTTTATGGTGTGGGACCAAAGTGCTGATGACTTAATCCTTGCCGATGCCGTTGCGCTACAACTTGGTGGAGACGAATCAACTGCCGATGGATTCAAGATTGAATTCGACGGTACCTCAACTCTGGCAGTCAATGCCCTGACCGGCAACGACACTATTGTTGTTGGTGGCACTACCGATACCAACCTAGACATTACCTGTACTGGTGGAACATATAAGTTTGACTACGGAGCTGGAACATTCATAGCTTCGGCGGCCATGCTTACCACATTTACTGGTAGCGGGGCTGGGTTTGGGTTAGTAATCCCACAGCACGCTAGTGCCTCACCTAGTGATGCGGCTGCGGCTGGCTCTATCTTCTTTGAGGTAGACGCCAACAAGCTGTGGGTTAGAAACGCATCAACTTGGGTTGGTGTGGCTCTAGCGTAATAACAATTAAAAGGGGAGAAACAACATGAATATCTCTAAAGCAAGTCATAAGGTGTTTTTGTATGGTCAATTCTTTCCGGGTGGAAGGGAGAAATCCTTTTCCCTAGCAGATTTGACCGATGCGGCCTCAGTGGTTAAGAAACTACGGGAGGATGCAATTGAAATCAAAAACGATGATGGGGTAATCACAAACTTTAGGTGGGAAGATAGCGACCTTGAGTTTACCGTTGGCGAGTCCAAGATTCTTCAAGGGCTGGTCACCAGTATCAAGGAGGCCACTCCCAGTCAGAGCGACCTGATTACCGAGCTACAAGAGCTACTCAAATAACATTCTTGGGGGGCTGGAGCCATCTTCCCGCCCCCCAATATGACATATATATCATAAGGGGAGATAACATAATGGCAAAAATAACTAATAACTTCTATACCGATGGTATCGAGGGTGCGAATATTGAGGGTGAGATACACAACCTGCCTGCGGGCGAGACCGTAGCCACCTCTGACGAGTTCGCACTAGAAATAACTAAAATCTTTCCGAACCTAGAGGTGGAACCCGATGGGGCAGTGGTAGATAAGACAGTCGAAGTCGCCGCTGAACCAGAAAGCGAAACTCTCGAAGAAGCGGGAGTGACTCGTGAGGCCGACATTATAGAAGACCCAGAAATTGAATAATAATGGCAAGTTCTAATCCGTTTCTACAAACCATAGAGAGGGCGACCGGTATCGCTCATGGCGAAGTCAATGTCTTAAGTGGGATTACAGCCACGACCACGACTGACGCTATTGATGTGCGGGAGTTTCATAGGTTAAGTTTGGTATTCACGGAGGGGGGTACGGTCTCCAACCGTTCTGGCGTCTTTACCGTGACCATTTCTAATGATGGCACCAACTTCTACGCATACAATATGCTCATCAGTAACGCCACCAATACTAATGGGCAGACACTAACACGGGTGGCCTCTGTAACACGCAACACGGCTGGGACTGATGTTGTGTTTATTACACCAGAAACTTACTTCGCCTACATAAAAGTAACGGTGACTTTGACCGATGGTGAGACCCCCACCGGCAACTTTACCGTGACACTTGCCGGACAATCCTAAATGGGAGAACTTCTCTACCTAGACCGTAACGACACCACTGGCGTGGGGCTGGGGGCTGTCAAGTTCGGGCAACAGACATCTAACAACTCGGTGCCTGTTGTTTTGCCTAGCGACCAAACTGTTTCCGTTAGCATAAGTTCGGCCGTTGTCCAACAGGGTGCAAAAGACGCTTCAGCCGAGGCGTGGATTGTTGATTTAACCAAAGTCGGGGGTTCAGCTTTCGCCCTCGGTCAGCAACTGGCCGCCGCTTCTCTGCCTGTTGTTCTAACTGCCGCCCAGATAACTACCCTGACCCCGCCAGCGGCGATTACCGGTTTCGCCACCGAGGTCACTCTGGGGTTAATTAAGGATACTGATGGGATTAAAAAGATTGTTGATCCAGTAGCCGTGACGGGTACCTTCTGGCAAGCAACGCAACCTATCTCTGCCGCCTCACTTCCCCTCCCAACTGGTGCGGCAACCTCTGCCTTACAACTTCCAGACGGACACAATGTGACCGTAGATAACGTCTCCATTGCCGTCACTGGAACCTTCTGGCAGACCACTCAACCAGTTTCTCTCGCTTCCGTCCCTTCCCACGCCGTTACCAATGCAGGCACATTCGCCGTCCAAGCTGATAGTGTAATCCCTGGATTTGGAGCAACCAATCTCGGCAAACGAGAAGATGACGCACACGCCTCACTAGATACTGGTGTGATGGCTCTCGGTGTCCGCAAGGCCACTCCGATTGACCTGTCGGGAGCTGACGGGGACTACGAGCCGTTTCAGGTGGATAACGGGAGAATGTATATCAACCCAGCAGGGGACTTCCCGACTTTCATTCAGACAACCTCTACTTCCACCTCTGCCGTGCAGATCAACTCTGCTTCTACTCAAATCAGGTGGATAAGCATTAAAGCCCTGCCTACGAATATTGAGGCGGTGTGGATAGGCGGTTCGGGGGTGACTGCGGGAGATGGGACACCACTTTTACCCACCGACCCACCGTTTATCTACAAGGGCAATTCCGTATTAAACCAATGGTACTTTATTAAAGCTGATGCTACCTCGCAGGGAGTGGCAGTATCTTACGCCTAATGAGTTTTACTCACTTTTCCGAAACAACCAGAGTAGATAAAGTAGCGGACAGTTTTCTGGCTATCTCAAAAACTATCTATCTCCACCCCTTCAATGTCGAGGGGACGCAACATTGGCACGCATCCAGTATTACTTTCAGGATTGATTATACTGGCTCTCCCATCCCGCCCCTGTTCACTTGGAAGTTTACGACTAGGTTCGCGGTTTACCGAGTGGCGAAGGGTACGGGCGGGACAGGAGTATGTGCCAACCTAGTGGCTAATTCGACCACTCTCATCACAAGGGGTTCAGAGATAGGTTCTCCCACTTCGGGAACCATCTATGTCCCAGATACTATATCCTCCGGGGAACCTCCAGCCATTCTATTTGATGGTTTGTATGTCTTTGCGATGAAGTTCGAAGACGAGAGTATCGTTCCTTCAGTATCAACTAATACGATTTACTCCGCTCCTCTAGCGTCATTCTCTGCCCCGTTCTATAAAACTGGCGGTATCAACATAACCGGAGCAATGCCTTCTACGATTACTTTTGGAGCGGATGAAAGCAACATCCCTTGGTTCTCTGCAAATTAAATGTTTACCCGGATTACAACCTACGCCCCAGACCAACTGACGAATATCACTTTCTCGCCCGGACAGGGTGTGACGGCTTTACAGTTAATCCCTTGTAAGCACATAGCGTCCGACACGACGGTCAACCAGTATAACTGCAATCTTGTCGCTCTGCCTCTGCCCTTTGCGGGAGCGGGGACTATTCGTATCGGGCTATATCGCAATACCAAATCTATTTTCACTGCGGCGGCGGGAGATGTGGTAGCGACTCTGGTTCCGGGTACTTCCTTTGCGGTATCGGTTACTTTTCCCGTTCCTGCCACTGTCAATGGTGCGGCTTTCGGCCCAGTAACTATCGCTGGCGGAGATTACTGGGTGGGCGTGATGTTCGATGATACCTCGCCCGGAGGAAGTTCCTGCAATTTCACGGCAGACGGGATTTTGATAGTGGACGCAAACTGTGTCGGTCAGAAATATCTGACTTTGCCCGCATCGGGTTCTTTGCCTGCTTCCTTAACCAAATCACAATTAACCAACAGCGGCGATGTGCCGTGGGTGGAGGTGAATTATGCCTAGCCAAGCATTTTCAAGATTAACAGAAACCTCTCCAGTCGTGGAGTGTACTACCAATAGTGTTACGGCGTTCACTTCGCTTCGGCTTTATCTTATTCCGATAGATGTCTATACCGATCAGCCGTTTAATACTTACAGATGTATTTTTGACCTGAACGGGGGTGCTCCAAATGTTGACTACAAGTTCGGGCTTTACCAGCAAGTAGATAAGATTTCTTCCTCTGGCGTAGCGGCTGTTCTAGTAGCCAATACCACCGCTTCCACAACGGGGGAGACCACCACTTTTACCGCCAAATCATTGACTAACCCAGTTTGGCTGGAGAAGGGGAATTATTGGATAGGGTTTGTGTTCGAGGAACAGGGAACAACGATAGTCAATTCACGGGCGGAGATTTCTGGCGGAGTCCCGTACATAAAAGGCAACTATGTATATCAAGATTTGGGTAGTTTAACCCTATCTTCAACCATCAACGGCACAGGGGCGGGGAGCAACCGCTTTTCGTATATTTGGTCAGCTCCCGATACTGCGATGTGGTTGGCGATAGCGGACAACAGAGACACGAATATATGAACCATCAAGTTATTAGTTTTGTTAAAAGCGGGGTCAGGATTGTCGGGCTAGGATACTTGCTTATCAGTATCCCCGTAGGCGTTATGTTATTGGTTATAGCCGAAATAATTGGGGTTGTAGAAGAAGTATGAAATATATAAAAGAGAACTGGATTTTTTTACTCACAGTTTTGCTTGTGCTGGCCTGGACCTTAATCGCAACAGATAGGCCCGTTTCAGACAACACAATTTATGTTGACAGGGTGGTGGAGAAAATAGTCGAAAAGCCGGTAGAAGTTATTAAATATGTCGAAATTATTAAATATATAGATAAGCCCTGTCCTCCAGTACACCCATAATGGAACTGCAATATCTTTCTAGTGTTGTGCAATACGGAGCGGTGGGGCTGGTGGCCATTGCTCTGGTGGTGATTACTTGGGCGATTAAGTATTTAACTGACGCCAATAGCAGAAATCAGGGTATTTTGACTACCATCATTTCCAACCATATTGACCACCAGACAACTTCCAATAGGGACTTGACAGTCGCAATTAAAGAACTATCCACCGTAATAAGGGAAAGAATAAAATGAGCATATCTTTTTCGACTTTATCCACCATTATTGACCAGCGGCGTCGCAGTACATCTGGGGCGATTGACCAAACAAAGAAAATCCAAATTATCAATGATGTGCTCCAAGATATGCAGGCACGAGCTGACTACTCTTTTACTCAACGTACACATCGATTTGAATATCTACCAGATGAACCAGATTACAACATCGAGGCCGTACTGGGGCTGACCGACTTTAAGAATATCAAAGACCTGCGGACCGATTGGGACCCGACACAAGACTTTACATATCTTGCCCCTAATGAGTTTGATTTAGTGGCTGGGAAGTTGGGGTCAAATCTGGTCGCCCCCAATCGGTGGGTTTATACGGTGGAGTACAACGATGGGGTACCTATCTTGCGGGTGAACTATCCGACCACCTCCACTCAAACTCTACTCCATGCCGGAGACGACCACGACTCTAATGGTACTTGGGTAGTTGATTCGTCTAATTCAGATGCTACGAACATCACTACTGATGCGACTGTCGGCAGAGTATTCGGCACCTCCATCAACTTCGATGTCGATGTCTCGCAGTCGAACAATAACTATGCCGATATTTATGTGCCAGACATGGACGCGATTGACCTTACTGACCACCTTGATGTGGGGAAGATTCGGAAGTGGGTATGGATACCCGATGCAACTTATATTACAGGATTTACCGGATATTGGGGTTCTGATACTTCCTCGACTCCAACCACTAAATCTAATTACTGGAGTAAGGCGGTTACTGCCACGGCAGACAATGGCACATTTGTCAGCGGCTGGAATCAAATAGAGTTTGACTGGGAAGGAGCCACTAAAACAGGTTCTCCTAATGTTGCTGCTATTGTGTACTTTCAGTTGAGAATCTCCTACTCTGCTTCACAAACAGATGCCACAAACTTCAGAATCAACAATATCGAATCTATCATCCCTATTGTGATGGAGGCGAAATACTATTCCACGCATGTGGCACAAACCTCTGCTGGAGTTTGGCAGGCCGAAATTACTACTACAACCGATTCCACGCTAGTCCCCAACCGTTATCGAGAGGTATTGGTTAATGGGATTATGGCGAGGGTGTTTGCACTACAGGGTTCGCCTCACACAGAAGAGTCCAGAGAATATGAGGGCAGATATGAAAGGGGGCTTCGAGAACTTATCTCGCAGGTGGGATATGTTTTGCCGAAAGAAGTTCGTAAATTAAAAGCCAACATTGACTGGGATTATGACTGAACGCTATAAGCCAATTTCGTTTGATAAGTGGGGGAGGGGACTAGTTACTACCCAAGAAGCCAACGACATTCCCATGAATGCCGGAGTGGTTTGTCAGAATTTAGACATCTCGTCAGGGTCTGGGATTGGGCCACGGCTAGGCAGAACATTGTGGGGCAATAGAACTACTACTGTTGGTAAAATAGCCGGACTTTACACACTCAAGACCCGCGAGGGACTAGAGAGGGCGGTTAGGGTCAGGACTACACTTTTAGAATACTACGACTCGGTTAATGATACTTGGAATCTACTCAAATCTGGGCTGACTACCAATCTTACCGCAGGGTTCGCCCCCTTTAATACTTCTAGTGCCAACGCCCTGTATATCTCAAATGGCACGGACAATTACACTAAATGGAACGGAGCGGTAACCCACCTCAACGGAGCCCTGTCGGGGAGTGAGGGTACAATTACGGTAGACAGCACATCTGAGTTTACCACAACGGGTACGCTGATAATAGGGACTACGGTTAGTGTCACCTATACGGGGAAAACATCGACGACCTTTACTGGTTGTTCGAACGCCCCCGCCGCATTAGACAATGCGGGAGTAACCCAACTGACTTCCGAACCATCTTTGACTGGAGCAACCAACCCCCTGGGCTCTATTCTGTTCTCTGCGGATGTTAACTCTGGTTCAAGAATGTGGATCGGGAAACTATCCACCATGATTGGCTCAAAGACTGCTAATGCCGAGAACTTCGCCTCGTCATCGCCCCGGATTCCCAATGAGGGGGTCTTACAGGACTTTGTGATTGGCGGGGGGAAAATTACTGCAATCACAGGGGGGGACGGAGTGATTATTGTCTTCCAAGAGGACGCCATTGTTTTATTTGAATTAGTCCAGCAGAATGTCTCCACTGATGAATATGTGTTCTTGTCTCCCCTGATGATAGGAACGAGGGAGGGGTGTGTTTCACAGAAGGGGATAGCCGGTTCTCGGCATGGAACATTTTACATCTCACAAAAAGGACTGATGGTCTTGCGGAGAGAGGCATCAGCTTCCCTGCAATCGATGAAACCGACCTTCCTGTTCGATGATATCCGCCCCACCACTGAGGGCTATGTATTTGATTCAGATTCTTGTATTGGGATATGGGACGAGAAGGTGCATGTATCGTGCAAGTCAGATTCGGACCAGTCCACGAACGACAGAGTGGTTGTCTATGATGTTCGGACGGGAGGATTGGTGATTTATAAGGGATGGTATATCAATCAATTTACCATCTTCGGCAACGAGTTTTATGGAGCTTCGAGCGCCGACCAGAACTGCTATAAACTCTACGACTCGTATGCGGATGATGGTGGAGAGATTACCTCTATCTGGCGAACAAGGCAGAATGATTTTGAAATATCGCCCAAAGAAAAAGAACTCTACACCCTGTATATGGAAGGACTTATCTCGTCTGGCACGACTCTCAACCTGACTCTTCGTTATGATGAGCAGGGCATTCGCAAGACCGTCACTACATCTATTGACGGTCTAGAATCCAATCCCTATATCTTTAGTTCCTCGGACCCAAACACTTTGGGGAGCAATGAATTGGGTACAGAACCTCTGGCGGGAACGGTAGCTGGAGCGAGTGAATTAAATAAGTTCCGAGTGTACTGGGATTTGGCTGTTGATACTTTATACAACTTTGATTTAACCATTCAGTCGGGTAGCGCGGGAGCAAGATACAAAATACTAGAATACGCACCACATGTTGCGTCTAAAGAAACTATACCAGCCCATCTAAAGATATGATAAGCAGATTTAAAACCACAATTACAAGTGCCCTCGCTGAGGGCGGAAGTGAGACCACCCTGGGTCTGGCTTCAGTGACAACCAACGATGGGCAAACCATCGCTATTACGGATTTTCCTTCAGGGAAGATTAGACTAACCATTAACCCGGACGGTTCAACCGCCGAGGATGTTTACGGTACAGGGATTTCCTCTCTGGATATTACAGGATTGGCTAGAGGGCTGTCGGAAAAAGGAGATGACACCTCTATCGCTGCGAATAAGCACGTCCACTATCCTGGCGAGACAGTCATTATCTCGAACCCAGGCAACTTTCTTAAGAACGATTTGGTTACAATCGGAGGAACCCAGGCCGCGATTAGCGGAGCGAAGACCTTTACTGGGAACTTCCGTCTTGACGGCGGGACGGTGACCCTTGACGCAGACAACATCCCGACCTTCGATGCCACTCCGACCATTTCCAATGACTTACATGTTGCGACCAAAAAATACGCCGATGACTTGGCTATCGCTGGTGCTCCTAACGGGACGGCAACCGTTAAAGGTATTTACGAACTAGCTACTATTGCCGAAGCATCGGCCAATGCCGCAGCTGGTTCTGGGGATACCACTGCCGCTCTCACCATCACTACCGCTCTGACCTCTAACACGTCTGGGGCGGCCCAAATCATTCCCGTAACTGATGCTGATGGAGACATTCCTGTTGAGTTTATGGAATTAGATGCTATTTGGGCATTTGCTGGGGCTAACACACACGCAGGAGCGGAAACATTTAATTCAACAGCCAATATCGCTACAGCGAGCAACTGGCAACTGGCGAGCACGGCATTTACGGGGTCTATGGCGAATCTCAACGAGGCGGCTACATTCTTTCAGTCAACGGATATAAGCGCTACTGAGGCAGAAGACCTGACCGATGGCGGACAACTCGCTTCCCAGCTTCATTATCACTTTTATGCTTCGGGAAGCGGTACACGAGCTACCGGTGCTGGAACTGGCAATGAAACCATCGCTCACGGAATGGGGGTAGTCCCACGCTTTATAAGAATTAGGGCGGAACGGGACGCTGGTACGGCAAGTTCCTATTCGGTTGGTACAGCTACAACTACATCAAGCGAGAGATGTATGTATAACTATAATACTGGAGCTGCGGTTGATGAATATGTACTAGACGCCAGCAATATAGTTCATACTGTCAACAACACTCCAGACGATATTTCTATTGGTAATTTGACCACTCTTGATGCCACCAATATAGTCATTAACTTTACAACATTTATAAATCCTGCACCAAACGATGGTTTGGATTATATCTGGGAAGCATTTGGTTAAAAGGAGATAACTATGAAACTAATTTATCGTTTATCAGACAGACAAGTAATGGGGTGGGGGACTCACTCCGCACCCAGCGAAGGGGAAGGATTGATTGAACTCACTCCCGAACAAGACGAACTGGCGAATAAGAACTGGGACATCGTGGTGAACGCAGATTTGACATTGACAATTACCGAACCAATCAAAGTCCCAACCGAAGAGGATACTTTCAGAGAGGCCATTAAGGCAAAGGGGGTGGCGAATATCAATGCCTCGGATGCCCTAGAGTGGACGAAAATAGAGATGCGTAAGAGGGGGTATGAATAATGGAAAAATGGGTTAGAACAGATTCGACTGAGTTCATAGCAATGCAGAAAAAACTGCGAGACCTTGGTTATCGTGCGTTTTCTGGGGGTGATCCAGGAGAAATGTCTAATCCTTTGGAGGGTAGAGACGATCTAGTCGTGGGACATAAAGTGGCTTGGTCGCCAGATGGTAGTAGTCCTGGTGGCGGTTTTACATATCAGACCTTTAAAGTCCAACAAGGCGGTCAAGAGGAGTATGCCGATATTAGCGGTTATGACGATGTAGGATTACAAAATGGTGCCGATCAACAGTATGCCGATATGGTGATAAGATCAGGCAATTTGGCTGAACTGAGCCCTGCCAATCTGGAACGTGTTAAAAAGTTTTATCCAGACCCAGAATTAACTAAAATCAATCTAGCCCGAGCCAATCCTAGCCCAGACGAGAAGGGTAATCGGCCACTTCCAAGTGCTCCATTCTATAGGTTACCAGACGGCAACCTAGCACTCGCGGGCGAGGCTTTTGCGGGGGACTCGTTAATGGCGGAGGCCACTTCCCCATATCTATCGCTGGAGCAAGACACCTTCGAGCAAGAAAAGAAAACCCAAGAACAAGAAGCATTTAATAAAGTAGTCAGTCAATTAACTAATATATAATGGCGGAATATCAAATCAACCCATCTACTGGGCAAGTAGAACAAACAAGTCCCGGCAAAGGATACACTGGCAAAGTTTTTTCTAGTTTCTCTGAAGCCCAGTCATCGCTGAATCAGGGGACGGGTGTGTCCCGGTCTATTTCGCCATCCCCAAATGAGGTGGGTGCGCCGACGGTCACCCCTGGCCGAAGTCTTTTGGATAATATAACTGCTCCGACATTCAGCCCGTTTGGCCTCGAAGGAAAAGAAGACAGGGAAGCCAAGAGATTGGCCGCCCAAAAACAAGGGATCGAACTGGGAGCCGAAGAAGATATTGGAACTCGTAGAGATAAATTAGAACGAGACCTTGGTACTGGCGAAGCGTATTTTGGTAAAACTGTTGGACTGGGCGCATCTAATGTGGCCTTTGGTATTTTACAGGGGATGAAAGCCGAAGCTGAAAATGATATTAGAAAGATTCAGCGAGACAAACAAACCGCTCTGTTAAATGCGGACACGGCTTCATTCGATAGATTAGACGCTCTAGAACAAAAAGCCCTTGACAGACAGGACTCTATCAATCAGAGGATATTTGAGAACCAACTTAATATCGTTGACAAGCAGTTGGCCGAGAGGGCAGACATTCGGGGAGAGAAGCAACTAGAATATGCCCTGGGGAGCGAAGAGAGACAAATTGCCGGTGAGTTGAGGGCGTTGCAGGCCAAGTATCCCGATGCCAATATCCTAGAAGATGATACTTTTGATGTGGCTATCGCAAAAATGAAATCCTCTGCTACTTTTCAACGAGAAGAGAAGGATGGAATGTTGCGGGAGGTGGGTGGCGGCCTGTATCGAATAAATGATGATGGCAGTATTGACACTCTCATTGCCCCCAGGGTCGGCGGGGGGCAACTCCCAGCATCTGCAACTGTGGGTGATTTTGCAGCGGGAATTATGTTGGGTCAGATTTCGACAACCGCTGTCCCATCAGCACAACGGAGTTTGGTGCTTAATCGCACCAATGCTATGCTGGCAGAACTGAAGGCAATTCAGCAGTTGGAGGGAAATCAATTAAGCACTACCTCGCGGAGAGCTGTTATAGGCGATTTGCTTGAGAGCGAAGAGTTCGCTGACTTGGGAGAGGCGCTCGTATCCGCCATTATAGATAGATACTTCCCGCCGACATCGTTTCTATCGTTTGGTGCCGGAACCCAACCTAAAGGATTTTAACTGATGGGAGTATTTCAAGACCGACTCAAACAAAAGCGAGACATGGCTGGGGGCAGAGTACGCCAGTCGATTATTCGTACACTCGACCCATTTCTCAAACCCGCAGTGGGGGAACGCCTACTGGATATTGGTCTCAAGACCATATCGCTACCGTCCACTCTGGTCGGGGGAGCCGCACGGGAAGCTGAAAGAACCCTAGAGCATCTCCCCACTGGTCGGTTATCTAACGTGGGTGCGGGGTTCGCCGCACTAGGCAGGGGGGCAGCACAAGAACTGGCCAAAATTGGTAATCCAGACTCTCCTATGGTTGGAGTGTTCGATGTGCTTAACCAAAAAGCTAAGACTCCAATAGAAGGTGGTCTAGCCATAGCGCTAGATGTCCTTGTTGGGGCAGGAGTAGAAGTTGGATTATTGCGCAATCTGGGGAAATTGGGACTTTTCGGCAAACGCTTCCCGACACAAGTTATTGCCGAAACTAAATCAATCAAGATTGATGATGTTAAAAATCTATACACCCCTCGTTTTGGTGCTCCCCAGCCATTGCCACCGTTGGGAGACTTTCATGGAGCCCCCGAAACCTTTTTTGATGGAATTAAACGGGGTCTGAGCAGTGTTGATGCCAATGTACGAGTTATGGGTAAGTCTGGCAATGAATTGATCGAACGGTTGAATCGTCTCTCTTTTGAGGCAGAGCGGTCATTCGGAGAAGATGCATACAGACTACGAGAGTATAAAAAAGTATTATCTCCGGCAGAACAGCTTAACTTTGTTGACGTACTAGAGGGTACCGCCACACCACAAAACGAATTAGTACAAAAACTGGTGGCTATGGAGCGCCAAGAGCTTAACACCCTAGCCGACCAAGCCGTTAGGGCGGGTGTGGAAGTTATGACGGACGCTGGGCGCCAACCCTTTGTACCGCGTAAGAACTACTTTCCCAGAATATACGGCGAAGAATTTATTAAGTCTATATCAACAGTTGATGGTAAGGGCAAACTAGCACAACAACTGGTTAACGATGGAACGGCCCAGACCATAGCCGAAGCAGACGACCTCATTGATACCCTGAGGAGGGGGCGGGTTGAAACCAGATTCGGTCACCTCCAACTCCCTCGAAAGTCGGACTTGCCTGGATATGAAAAAACCATTGATGCACTTGAAAAATATTATAAGGGGGCTAGGTTCAAGTTGGCCGAAATATCAGAATTTGGCAATCGAGACCAAATTGCTAAACAGCTATTAAAGAATATTGAACTGGAGGGGGGAGATCGGTACTACGCCAAGGAAGTATGGAGGCGGGCAGTTGGTTTGGAAAATTTCTCCAATCGACAAACAACCAAAAACATTGCACGGGCCTTGGCAAACTTTGAAACCATAACGGGGATTGCCAACCCGCTTACGGCCGTATTGAACTCAACCCAGATTTTGTCTATTCCGCTACGAGCAAATATACGTTCATTGATAACGGGTCTTAAGGTGGCAGCTGGGCCCGGGGCGAGAGAATATGCTGTTCGGGCGGGTGCCCTCATGAATGCCTTTAGACAAGAAATGTTGAGCAGTGGTATGGACTTGTCCAATTTGACGGTCAAAGCCTTAAGGGCGTCTGGGTTTACTGCTAGCGAAGAATTTAACCGTATAGTTGCTACCCAAGCCGGAAAAGCATTCGCACGAGAAAACTTCGCTAAACTATCCAAAACCATATCTGGGGGTGGCAAAATAGATGGCTCGCAATATTACAAAGCATTAGACCGACTGAACCTTGACTTGCCCCAAGCAATAAGGCGTGGATATTTAACCGAAGACGACCTACTGCGGGCCGGAAAAACCATTTCCGACGAAACACAGTTAAGGGGAAGGGTGATTGATGTCCCACTATGGGCCAGTTCGCCAGAGGGGAAGTTGGTTTTCCAGTTCAAGACGTTTATTTTTGGGCATAGCCGTTTATTGCGTAAGGCCGTTAAGGATAATCCGGCCAACTTGATATATATTTTGGCATCACCGGGTGTAGGGGGGGAATTCGCACAAGACATACGTACTCTATTGAAGGGACAAAACCTATTTGGTAAGGCCCGCCCAATGGGAGTAGAAAGACTGGTCGATAATGTAGCCGCACTGGGCGGATTCGGACTATTTTATGACCTCTGGCAGTCGAGCGTGTACGGACAAACATTAGGATTTATAGCTGGACCAATCGCACAAGATGTTGGTAATTTAGTAAATGATTTATCTACTATGTTAAGGGGCAACCCCATCCCCATGCTAAAACGAGGACTGGGTAAAATCCCGTTGGTCGGCAGAACATTGAGTGGCATAGCATTTCCCCCTAGATAACTATGGGCGATAATGGTCTATTAGCCCCACTACTATCGCCCCCAAAACAATTACTAGGATGAGGCTACCGGTAACGATGAGAGGAGTTTCCATACTTGGACTGTACCTCAATCGCCCTGAACTTGACAAGTATTTGTCTGGGTGCTATACTAAAATTAGATAGTACCAAAGGGGGCTTCGTATGGGAACGAAGAGAATGAATGAACTTTTTTATACTTGAGACCGTAAGGTTTCGGGAATTTTTGTATGGAGGTGTCCTATGAAATGGACAGTAGACCAGATTAACTTGCTCGTTCGGTATGTAGCCGAGGGCAAGTCCGACTTGGAGATCGCTGACCTACTCAGCACCTCCGAACGCACCTTTACAGAACATTCAGTTCGTGGCAAGCGGCGGAGAATTAAACTGGACAAGCCAGAAGCCGTTAATCCTGTCAAGACCTACGAGGAAAAGGTACAAGAAGAAAAACTCAATCTGCTGACTACTCAGCGGAAACGGGCAGAGCGACACGGGGTAGAAGAGCAGGCAAGGCGTGAAGCCCTGCTGGAGGCCATCAGAGAGGCGGTAACGCCACTCAAGTTCGTCCAGCCGAAGTTTGTCTGTCCAGAAGCAGGGGGCGACGAGGAAGAATTAGTCCTGATGTTATCCGACCTTCATTTCGGCAAGAAAAACCGTTACTATTCTCTGGAGATAGCGAAAGAACGGTTCAACAAGCTGATTAAAGCCCTGATGGTCATCACGGCAATCCACCGCACTGCCTACCCAATCAAGAAGCTACACATCTTCTGGCTGGGGGATATTGTGGACGGCACGAACATCTACCCAACTCACGTTCACCACGTCGAGCAACACGCCGTCAATCAGGTCGTGTCCATCATCCCCGAATTAGCAGGACAACTTGCTACTCTGGCAGGATTTTTCTCGGAGGTGCATAACTACTGCGTGAGGGGCAACCACGGACGCAACCGCAAGGACGCTCACGAAGACGAGAACTGGGACTTCCTCACCTACAAAGTGATGGAAATCGCCACCTCGCACCTACCGCACATGACTTGGTCGGTTCCTGAAGGTTGGGAGCAAATCGTTTCAGTCCTAAACACCAACTTCCTATTGGTACACGGCGACCAAGTGAAAATGCAGTTGAACTTGCCATGGTACGGCATTACGACACGGGTAGCTCGCTGGGCGACCACCAAGTATTTCAAGGGCTTTGATGTCCTATGTATGGGACACTTCCACACCTCGTCCCGTATTAGGTGGAACTCTATCAAGATTTTCACCAACGGGACTCTGGTCGAGGGGGACGACTTCGCACTTGAAAAGCTCGGGCTGGAAAGCTCGGAGTGCCAATGGCTTCTGTCCGTTCATCCGCGTCGAGGGGTGACTTGGGCTTATGAACTGGATGTTTAACACCGATAAAGCGTAGGGGAGCCGCTTAATGCTCCCCATCCTTTCTTATGAGACACCTATCCAGTGGAGCAACTAGAGATAATGAAACCGGAAAACCCGACTACGAGGGTTATCTTTCCCCAGCAGTTTTACAAGCATTCGGGGCGTATATGTTAAAGCACCAAGTTCAAGCCGATGGCAAACTACGCACTTCAGACAACTGGCAAAAAGGGATGAGCAAAGATATTTATATTAAAAGTTTCTGGCGACACTTTCTTGACCTGTGGTTATTTCACAGGGGATTGAAAGGCAGAGAAACGATAGAGGACGCTTTGGCTGGATGTATGTTTAATTTGCAGGGATATTGGTTTGAATTGTTGAGGGAACGAGATGAAAAAGGAAACCAAAGTTGAGATTGAGTGGATAGATAGTTCTTGTAGGGAGGGCTGGCGGGACACTTCCGATTATCAGGAATGGAATAAAAAACATCTTTTCACTCGCTCTTTGGGATATGTCTGGCAGGACAGTAAAGAGGTAATAGTTATCGTCCAGTCCTATACCCCCGACCAGATTGACAATCAATTATGTATCCCCAAATCGGCTATCAAGCGGATGAGGAAATTATGAAACAAGAGGATATGCTTATTTTCACGGTTGTAGTTCTAGGGATGCTCTTGTTCTTGATGGCACTTTTACCAATTTGGTTGTTTTGACTTCTGGGATTTGGGGGTCAGTCCCCAGCTCCGAGCAGTTGAACCTTGATAAATAGATACACAGTTTGACTTCCTAACCTGCGGTAGA